TCGGTTCAAGGTCTTACAGATGAGGATCGTAAGATCCTCCGTAAGGCTGTTATGGAGATGAATGACTCTATGACCCGTGTTGGTGCCGAACGTGAACTGCAAAAAGAAACCACGAATGAGGTTGCTGATAAACTCGGCATTGATAAGAAGTTGTTCCGTCGTATGTCTCGGGCCTACTTCCGTGCCAACTTCAAAGAAGAGGTTCAAGAGAATACGGACTTTGAAGAGTTTTACACCACTGTAATGGAAAAGACGGCGAGTTGAGATATATCATCCATATAAACAGAAACATCATACAGCAAAATGCCAAGAGAGGTGAAAACAAACCTGTCTGCCGTGTTCAGTGTGGTAAGGATGTTCGTTATTGTATGGAGGTAGATATCAAAGGACCGTCTAGGATGGTCTATAGGCCGGACAATCCACGACCTTGCGGTGCTAAGTTGTGGATTGAAACTGATAGTGATATTGAACTGATTGGTGAGGAATGAATGAGTGAATATTTGCTATGTGAAAAATACCGTCCTCATAAAGTTGAGGACGCAATCCTGCCTCACCGTCTAAAGAAGGTGTTTCAGGATTATGTGGCACAAGGTGATATACCTAATCTAATGCTAACTGGTCCTGCTGGTTGCGGCAAGACCACTATTGCCAAGGCTATGTGTGAGGAACTTGGTTTAAACCATTTGTTCATCAATAGTTCCGATGAACGTGGTATTGATACACTACGAACCAAGATCAAAGGATATGCCTCTACTATCTCTCTTACAGGTGGACGTAAGGTCATCATTCTAGATGAGGCTGACTATCTTACACCAGAGGCACAGGCGGGCCTGCGTGGCGCTATAGAGGAGTTTAGTGAGAACTGCTCCTTTATCTTCACCTGTAACTTTAAAGCAAGGTTGATTGAAGCACTACATTCTCGGTGTGCCGTTGTTGACTTCTCCTTGAAAGGTGATGAAAAGTCCAAGATGGCCTTGGAGATGTTTAAGAGACTGAAAACAATATTAGTAACAGAAGGAATTGAATACGATGCTGAAGTATTGGGAAAAATTGTTGCAAGATATTTCCCAGATTACAGAAGAACTCTTAACGAATTACAACGTTATTCTTCTGGCGGATCTATTGATGCTGGTGTTCTTGCTCAGGTTGACAATGTAAGAAAACTGGATGACCTTATCAAAGCACTAAAGGAGAAAGATTTCACCACCATGCGTAAGTGGGTTGTCTCCAATTCTGATGTGGATCCTGCTCGTATCTTCCGTGATATCTATGATGGTCTTAACGAATATCTAAAACCAGAAACGATACCTGTTGCTGTTGTTACTATTGCTAAGTATCAGTATCAAGATGCCTTTGTTGCTGACCATGAAATCAATTTGGTTGCTTGTTTGACCGAATTGATGGTGGAGACCGAAATAAAGTGAGTGACCTATTCAAAGACATCATACCTTCAATCCTTCAGAATAAGAACAATGTTCTGGAGGATGAGAAGGATTATAACGCATATATTGTTAACCGTGCCCTATCGTTTCATTATGACTGTATATTACAAGCAAATGAAATGAATAGATTTCCTTCTTTAGCAGGAAACCTTCAATACCACTATTTGCTAAATAGTATCCGTGGATATAAACGTCCATTTAGACCATGGCAGAAACGTGAGACCATTGAAGACCTGGAAATCGTAAAAGAGTATTTTGGTTACTCAAACGAAAAGGCCAAAGAAGCACTGGTTTTACTGAATGACGCCTATATGGAAGATATAAAAAAGAAACTACATAAAGGTGGAACAAATGACAGTAAACCTAGACGACTTCGTGGAGGTAAAACTACCTGACCCACAAGCCTTTCTAAAAGTGAAAGAAACCTTGACTCGTATAGGTGTAGCATCCAAAAAGGATAAAACACTCTATCAATCGTGTCATATTTTACATAAACAGGGCCATTATTATTTGGTTCATTTTAAAGAAATGTTCATGTTAGACGGTAAACCTACTGATTTCTCCGAGGAGGATAGAGGTCGCCGTAATACTATTGCCAATCTTTTGGCAGAATGGGGTCTTGTAAATCTTGTTGATAAGAACAAGAGTAATGATCCACTTACACCTCTAAATAGAATCAAAATTATCTCATACGGAGAAAAGAGTGAATGGAATTTGGTCGCTAAATATTCTCTAGGTAAGAAGAGATATCCAGACCAAGAATAAAACTGGAGTATATTATGACACAATTGAAAATATTTAAGACTAATCCTAATAATACTATTCCCAGAAAACAAACTTCTGGATCATCTTGCTTTGATTTAACATTTCAAAGTAACGGTAAAAGTAAATATACGGGTTTCACTCGTATGAATAAACCTTTCTCCAGACAGTTAAACGGACAGATTGTAATGTCTCCTGGTGATCGTGTTATGGTACCTACTGGTGTTATCATGGATATTCCAGAAGGTCACTCCGTGCGCGTCCACGCCCGCTCAGGACTATCTCTAAAGCAAGGTCTTGTCCTTGCTAATGCCGAAGGTGTTATTGATTCCGATTATGTTGAGGAAGTCATGGTGCTTTTACATAACATTTCTGAAAACTCTTTAACTATTTCCTCTGGTGATCGTATTGCCCAGGCGGAACTTATCAAGGATGCCGAATATACAGTAGAAGAATCCGCTATTCGTCCTGGTGTTAAAACAACCAGAGTAGGTGGAATGGGTTCTACCGGTATCAAAACAATAGGTGAAACTATTACAATAACCGTAGCAGATCCACCGCCAACATTACTAACACAAACTGTTGAGAAAAAAGGCAGAGGGAGACCTAAGAAGAATGTTTCCGCTTCATAGAATATTGGACCCAAGATTATGTGGTGCTTTAACACAAGGTATGGGGTTAAACACATCAGTATTCGCTAATAGTATATTAGCTGCTGTGATGGGTGATCCTGATAACCATGGAGGCGGAGGTGCCGCGGGTGCTTTATCTGCGGCCGCTGGTCTTAGTGGTTTAAATGGACTTAGTGGTCTGAGTATGTTAGGTCAATTAACAGGTATTGGTGATCTTAGTGCATTAGGTAATTTGAGTGGTTTAGAAGGTCTAAGTTCATTAACTAATCTATCAGGATTTAGTGGTTTCAATAACATATTACAAAATGTAGGAACCAATATTCCAGGTTTAATGACATCTATGAATGGCATTGGTATGTCTATGGGATCAATAGGTGATGTTGCAGGAATAACTTCTACCCTATCAAGTATTAGTGGAGTGTCTGCTGAATCATTAATAAGTAGCGGGTTCAGTGGACTTAGTAGTATGTCAGGATTAAGTGGTATTGCTAATATAGGTAATTTGGGTAATTATATGAATATGGCACAAGGTATAGCAGGTCTTGGTGGTAGTTTAAGTAGCATGGCAAATGCTATGAATGTTGGTGCTGGTGCCATAGCAGGTGCTTTAGGTGGTAGTAGTGGGTTACCAGGAGCACTTTTATCATTATCAAATTCAAATGTTTTTATTCAAGGTATTCCTGCTATTGCTGCAATTAAAGATTTAGGTCAAACCGATATTATAGGAATTATTGCACATGTAACAGGACTTCCAATACCAGCAACAGGAGCACCTAATGTATTTTTAGGTATGGGTAATGGGGCCGCTGCCTTAGGTAACATTTTAAGTGGTTCAGGTGCTTTACAGATAGGAGAATTGGTTTCTATTGGATCACAAATAGTAGGACAGGTTTCAAACTTTATTGGAACCGGAGGGTCAGGGGCTGTTTTACAATTGAGTAATTTACAAGGATCGCCTATTTCATCTGGGTCAACAATTACAGGACAAAATACAGGATATAATTTTAGTATATCTTCTTATTATGATTCCAGAGTTTTAACCGGTGAGGTAACATCACCTTAAAGATTTTTCTTGACAAGTGACATAAGTTTACTATATAATACTAGAATGATGGGCAGGAGTCCTTCATTCCCAATTTCTCGCTAACTATAGGAGAATACAAATGACTAAAGAAACACTATTTTTCGATCCTTTTTCTTTTACAACTGGAAATCTTCCGAAGACCATTATCGGTTTCGACCAAGTATTACAGCGTCTAAAGGAAGCAAGTGAATACGCACCAAAGATCCCATCATACCCTCCATATAATATCAAGAAGG